AACAAGATGTAGAAGGATTTAAAGAATTTGTAGCAGGACAAGAAAAAGCAATGTTTCAACTTCCTAAAGAAGGACAGAAGGCTGCTTCTCCACAACTAATTAAATTGATGAAGGAATTCATTAAACAAATTGGTGTAGATTATCAATTAGTTAGTAATATTGTTGTAAATGGAAAGAAACAAGATGCTAATGGTGTAGCTCTTATAATGCAGAAGCTTATTCAAGTGGTAGAAGGACAAGAGAATGTTGCTTTACCAGAAGAAGCTATGCACTTTGCTGTAGAGATTGTTAAACAAACAAATCCTAAATTATATCAACAACTTCTTAAAGAAATCAATAATCATCCTAAATTAAATGAAGTGATTGCTTTATATGGAGATCATCCATTATATCAAAAAGATGGAAAACGTGATATTGTTAAACTTAAAGAAGAAGCTATTGCTCAAGTGTTAGCAGATAGAATGCAAGATGTTGTAGGAAGAAATTGGTGGCAGAAAATTCTTGATTGGTTAACTCCTAGATTTTTAAAGACAGGATTTGATAAAGTTTCTATGGATGTTTTATTAGGTAGGTTAGCAAGTGTAGAAGACATTGATGTTTCTAAAGGAAGTGCTTATTTCCAATTGACAGAAGGAGAGAGAGTGTTTAATTCAATAAAAGAAACTTCTGAACAAATTACTACAGAAGATGGGAGATATGTTGTTAATGGTGAGAAGATTAAATATAGAGTGAGTGATAGAGTTAAGGAGTTTTATGAAAGATTGTTTGGAACAGATCTTAATGAAGATGAATTTGTCAAAGCTGTAAATGATCTTAAGGCTGAGAAGGGTACAGAGAAACATGCTGCACTTGAACATGCACAAGAAGTTTTTGTTGATCCAGAAACAGGACTTCTAAGAGAAGAATTTTTAGATGACTCTGAATACATGAATGAATTAAACAATATAGATAGAGATATATATATTGCTCTTAAAAATAATTTAAGAGATAGACTTAATTCTTTTAAAGATGGAACTAGATTTATGTCTGAGGTGAAAATTGTTGATCCTAAAAGAAGTGTATCTGGTACAATAGACTTTTTAGCCATCACTCCTGAAGGAAAGGTGAATATACTTGACTGGAAGTTTATGGATCTTAATACAGAAAGATATGAAGACGTTCCTTGGTATAAAGTGAAAGCATGGGAAATGCAGATGAAAGACTATAAAAATATTCTTATTTCTAATTATGATATAAAAAATCAAGATTTCCAACAAACTAGAATGATTCCTATATTAGCAATATATACCCAAGCTGATTATGAAAAAGAAATTCTTCCTAGGTTAAGATCTATAAAGATAGGTGATGTTAATGTTCAAAATATTACAGAAGACTATTTACTTCCTGTAGGTATAACACAAGAAAAAACAGGAAATAAAAAAATAGATACTCTTATTGAGAAACTAAACAATACATATAAAAAACTTTCTGAAGAGAAAGTTTCAGATGCTGAAAAAGCAAATAAAGCAGAGCAATTAAACTCTCTTTATAAAGCTATTAGACACTTACAAATCAAAGGAAACATTGTTCCATTAATCAATCAAGCAAAGATATTAAACAAACAAGTGTCTATGTTAATGGATAGATACAAGTCTGATTTTGAAGGTAAAGAAAAAGAAGACATTCCTCAAGAGAAGATAAATGCTTTTGCTGGTATGATTAGAATTCATCTTGAAGCACTTGCTCCTTATTTAGATTTAAGACTTCTAAGATCAAGTATAGATGATTCTACAGAAGAAGGTTTAAAATTGAAGACAGAAATAAACAACACTCTTGAGAAGGTTGAAAACTATATTGCAGATCTTGAAGACTTAGATGAAACCTTTGGTGAGAAATTTAATGAAGCAAGTAGTACACCAGAAAAAGTGGTGAAAGGAATTAGTAAGTGGCTTTCTAATATGGCTACATTACAAGTTGTTAATATTCAAGAATTATATAAAAAAGCAAACAGAGCATTTGCTCTTTCTGAAATAGAAACATTAGAAGAAGTTAAAAAACTATCTACGTTAAAAGAGAACTATGAGAAGTGGGCTTCTTCAAAAGGTCTTTCTGTAAAAAACTATTTTGATATTCTTATGAAGAAAGATAAGAATGAATTGATTGATGAGTTTGATAGAAAATTTTACGATGAATTAAAAGCTAGAATAGCTAAGAAAGATCATGCTTGGGTAATAGAAAATATTGATGAACAAGCTTATAGAGATTATATAGAAGATAAGATTGAAGAAGAAACAAAGAGGATATTTGCATTACCTGTAGTAGGTACAAAAGAAGAAGCACAAGCTAAAGTGAAAAAACAGCTTGCTAAAATGTATAATAAATATAGTCTTGAAAATAGAAAAGCTAATGGATGGTTATCATATGTAGATGTTAGACAGTTTCCAAAAAGAGATAAATGGGAATCTGCAGAATGGAAAGAGTTAAACAAACCAGAAAATGAGCCTGTTAAAAAATTCTATGATTACATTATTGAACGTAATAATTATTATCAAAAAATAGAATATTTACATGGAAATAAAGCTAGAAAGTTTCTTCCTTGGATTAGAAAAGGTTTTGTTGAAGGACTTGCATTTGATGGAGCTACAAGAGGAATGGGTGAGCAATTCTTAAGAAACATTTCAATGGATGAAGCAGAAGCTGGATATGGACAAACAGATCCAACAACTGGTGAATTAATTAATGTTGTTCCTAAATATTTTACAAAAGATTTTGGAGAAGGATACTCAACAGACTTATTCAAAACAATGGCTTTATATAATCAGTATGCTATTAAGTTTAAGAACTTAAAAGATATTGAGGAAAGTGCATTGCAACTTCTTAGAATTGAAAGAAACAAGAAGTCAATAATGACTTCTAGATTTGGAAGACTTGTTAAAGAAGGTGATGATTTCAAATATGTAGACAACTCTGAAAACTCTCAATTATTAGAAGACTTAATTAAAGCTGTTATATATCAACAGAAATATATAGAGAGTGAAGTGTTTGATGCATACCTAGGAAAGATATCTGGGTTTGGAAAAAACATAAACGATAAGTTAGGAATGAAAATATTCCCTGAAGATCTTGAAGAAAGACAACTTTCTGCAAATAAACTTATTGATACTGTCAACACGCAATTCCAATTGACAACATTAGGACTTAACTCTTTATCTGCTATCTCTAACTTGTTTGGTGGTACTGCCAATGGAATTATTAATGCTGGTAAGTATTTTACTAAACTTGATTATGTTAAGACACAGATGTGGTTTCTTACTAATAAAATGCAAGGAACTATATTAGGAAAAAGTTCTTTAGGTGATGATCCTAAAAAAGCATTAGCTGCTCTTGATTACTTCCTTCCTTTTGTAGAAAGTTATAATAGAGATGCTGCTAAGAAACTTTCATTAAACAAATTTGATGAACAGCAACTTCAAGACTTCTTAATGTTTATGATGAGAAGTGGAGAACAAGCTGTACAGACATTAAACTTTTATGCTTTTCTTAAAAATGCTATTGTTGTAGATGGTAAAATAGTTAATGTTAGAGAATATCTAAGAAAGACTGATGAGTATAAAAACTTCTACACTGGAACACAAGAAGAAAGAAAACAAAGAGCTGATAAGTTTGATAAAGATGTAGAAGCACTTATTGATGAGAAAGGTGTATTGAAACTTGGAGAAGTGAAAGATGGAGAGTTTGTTATTCCTGGAGTGGATAAAAAATCTGATTCAGTTATAGAATTTAGAAGACTTGTTCAAAGTTTTACATCTGATGCTCTTGGTTCTATGAGTGAAGAGAATAGACGTAAAGCAAACATGAATGTATATGCTGCATCAATGATGGTATTCAAGAACTGGATTCCTAGACTTGTTGATGTTCGTATTGGAAATATGAAATACAACGCTGCTTCTGATGCATATGAGTGGGGAAGAATGCGTATGATATTTGGCATGCTTACAACAGATATAATGAAATCTATTAATAGTACAAAAGCTGCTATTGGTGGAGATGGAGATGTTTGGTTAGCTCAAGTTAGAGAGTTGTATGAAAAGAAAAGAAAAGAGTATAAAGATAAAACAAATAAAGATCTTGATATGACAGAGGATGAGTTTATATTTCTTGTTAATCAAAATATAAAAAATCAAGTTACTGACCTTGTAATATTACTATCTATATCAACATTATTAGCAGGATTAAAAGCTGCTGCTCCAGATGATGATGAAGAAGCAATTGTAAAAAATCAATGGAAGTTTTATGTAAAAGCTACAGATAAGTTAAAAGACGAGCTTATGTACTTTTATGATCCTACCACTCCATTTGATTTACTTGGGAAAGGTATTGTACCTTCTTTAGGACTTTTAGAAAATTATGCTAAATTTACAAAAGAATTTGCTTTACAGAATTTTGGAATGGTTGTAGGTGATGAAGAAATACAAGATGATGCTAAACCAATTAAATACTTAATGAAATCTTTTCCTATATCTAATCAAGCTGCTGGATATTTACCTATGTTCTATCCAGAGTTGGCAAAAGATCTTGGTATAAAAATGCAAGGTCAATACGGAATTAGATAAACGCTATATTATACCAAATATTTAACATACACCCTTTTATAATACATAATTAATATATAAATTTGCTCACATGAGAACAGCTGCAATTTGCCCAACGTGTGCCACATATGAAAATGCTAAATGCATTATATACAATGGCTCTTATTTAACTAATATACAAGCCAATCCTTTAGAAAGTCTTGAGTCTATATTAGCTAAAATAAATAATAACTTGGTACCAAAAACTGGTACCACTGCTCCTACTACTTCTGCTACATATATAGGACAGCTTTATTTGAATACAACTAATTCTATATTATACTTTGCTAAGTCAGTAGGTGCTGGATCAAATGATTGGAGTATTGTATTAACAACACCTAAAATCACTCCTCAATATTCTGATAATGCTTCTGCTATATTTGCAGGATTGAGTGTTGGTCAAATATATCGTACAGGAGATCTTTTGAAGATTGTTCACTAAGAATAATTTTTACGTAAATATATTTACCTTATGCTATATTATATCAGAAATATAATATTAGCACTTCTTTATATGGAATAAACAATTTATATTTGTTCTTTAATTATATATGTAACCAACAAACCCACTCAACTGCGAGCTTGGGCATTTTGCGTTTAAATAAATAATATATGTAAAAATCTTTACCAGTATGGCCCAATCATTTGAACAACAAGTAGAAAAAGAATTAAAGAGCATGGATCAACGCCTATATGATCTAGAGGAAAAAATGACCTCTATAGACACAAAACTAAGTCAAGTAGTAGATGCTATCTTGGGAAACGCTCTTACTAAAACAGGAGGATTCGTTAAGGATATAGATGATTTAAAAATAAAAATCAAAGAGCTTGAGACCAAGATTCAAAAGCAAGAAGAATTTAAAAAGAAATTTACTTGGACTATTGGTATCATTGTTGCAGCTGCTGCAGGTTTACAATATCTTGCTAACATATACAGTAAAATCAAATAACATGAGCACAAAAGAAAAGATAGATTTGTTGTTATCTAAATGGGTGAGTAGAAAACTGATGGCATTTATAATTGCATCAGTAGCTTTATTTACATCAAATATAGATTCAGACAATTGGACAGTGGTAGCAGCAATATATATAGGATCACAAGCAGCTACTGAAATAGCAGAACGTTTATTTAAAGCAAGAGGGAATTATGAAAAATAGATTTTACTTTATCATTATAGCATGTCTAGTGGCTATCATATTAATACAGAGAAGCTGTGATAAGATAGAAAAAGCAGGAGACACTACAGAAGTGAAAATTGATACTATCTACAAACATGTACATGACACAATAACTAAAGAAGTGACTGTTTATAAAAAGCAGTATGTGCATATAAATAAACCAGAATACTATCCTGGTGAAACTATTGATACATGTAAAGCTAGATTTCAGAATCTTTTAAAAGAACATTTAGTTAGAACAATATATACAGACACATTGAAATTAGATAGTCTTGGTACAATAGTGATTAGAGACACTGTGTGGATTAATAAATTATATGGTAAAAGAGGATACATAAAAGACTATAAGATACCACAGGTTATAAAAACTATCACTATAACAAAACAAGAAGAACCTAAAAGACAATTATATGTAGGTCTTAATGGTTTTGTTAACAGAACTGATATAACAGCATTTAGTCCTGGATTTATATACAAAACAAAAAAAGATCATATTTACCAAGGATCTATTGGTGTAGACTTTAATGGAACCATTACTTATGGACTTGGAACATATTGGAAAATTAAAATCAAATAATAAATGGTAACAAGTACACAATGCTTAAAGAAGTGGGGTGATCCTGCAATAACTACTAACGAGTTAAAATACATGACTCTTTGGGATGTGCCCTCACATCTTGAGATAGGAGTTATACCAAAGAAGTTATATTGTAACAAATTAATGATTGGTCCATTAATGCAAGCTTTCTCTAATATAATAGATAGAGGGCTTATAGATGAATTAAAAACGTGGGATGGTTGTTTCAATGTAAGAAAGAAAAGAGGTCTTAAATCGATGTCTTTACACTCTTGGGGAATAGCTATAGATATCAATGCTGCGTGGAATGGATTAGGTAAAACACCTACAATGTCTCCTAAATTAGTAAAATGTTTTACTGATTGTGGATTTGAATGGGGAGGAACTTGGACAAGTAGACCTGACGGTATGCACTTCCAACTTAGATCTATTTAGAAAATAAGTAATCAGATTAGTTAGATTCGTTCTAACTATTTTTGTTATTTTATTTTGGTGATAATCATCTACTTATAATTAAAAAAACTTATTTTTGTATAACGAATAAAAATTTAAATCATGGCAATACCTTCAAGACAGATAGGTTGGGGAACAGACTCTAATCTATTATGGCAAATATCAAAACAATTAGAATACTTAACAAAGGTGACAGGAACTGCATCAGATGTGACAGTAATTAATGATATAACAGATCCAGTTCCTGTAACAGGACCTTTAACTGATACAGAATTAAGAGCTACACCAGTAGCAGTTAGTCCTAGAGCAAATACTACAGGTACTAATGGAACCACTCCTTATAAATTAATTTCATTAGCTTCAACAAATGCTAATGCAATTAAAGCTACTCCTGGTAATTTATATTCAATTGTAGCAATAGGACTTACAAGTACCGTTAGATATTTAAAATTATATAACAAAGCAACAGCTCCAACAGTAGGAACAGATGTTCCAGTGATGACTATTCCAATTCCAGCTAATACACAAGGAGCTGGGGTTGCTATTCCTTTTTCAATGGGAGTTAATTTTCCTTTAGGAATTGGTGTCGCAATTACAAGTGGTTCAGCAGATAATGATACTGGTTCAGTAGGAGCAGGAGATGTGATTGTTAATTTAACTTACGCATAATATGTTAACATTATTAGGAGCAGGACAAGGACAAAATAGCTCATTTGATGCAAATTATCAAGCTGTATTGAATAGAGCTGTTGCTTTAGGATATACATTGCCTTCAGCTTCTCAACAAATTATACAAAATAATTTGGTTTTATCTTTAAAAGCAGGTAGTATATGGACTAAACTTGATGTGTTATATATTTTTGCTAATGATGGTGGTAGTGATTTTGGAACATTAAATTGGAAAGCACCTACATTAAACCAAGCAACTTTAATTAACTCTCCAACTTTTACAACAAATGAAGGATTTATGGGTAATGGCACAAGTAGTTATGTTGATACAAATTTTAATCCTGCTACACAAGGTGTAAATTATTCTTTAAACAATGCAAGTAGATATATGTATTTGTTTTCGGGTGGAGCTACGCAAAGAATAGATGGAAACAGTATTGACACAAATAATATTCGTATAGGTCTTTACAATACTCAAAAAATCAATTCTGGTTCTGTAAATACTTTAAGTACTGCTTTTGAATACACTACTGCTAAAGGAATGAAATCCATACATCGTACAAGTAGTACTGCTGTTTCTTTATTTAACGCAACTACAATTGGAAATAGAACATTGACATCAACAGTATTGGGAAGTTCAAATCAATGGATATTAAGGCAATTTGGAATTTATTCAACTGCGGAAATATCTATGTATGCAATGGGTGCTTCTATGATTACAGAAAACACTGCTTTTGTAAATACTTTTGATACTTATTTAAATTCTTTATAATATGTTAGTACTACACCCAAATACAGAGCAATATAACGCATTGAATGGTTATAAGAATAACGCATCTGAATTACTATTTGTAAAAGATGGTAGTGATAGATGGATAGTTGGTTTAGAGGTCTTAAACGACCCAAACTTTTCAGAAATTTACGACCAACTTAACGAGTTAGAAAGGATTGAATATACACCATTCCCAGAAAACTAATAACCACACAACAATAAAATATAATAAACCAACTACATTATGAAAGATTTAAAATTTGTTCAATGTTGTCCAAGTGACATCTATTACACATGGCAAGTAAACTTATGGATGGAAAGTCTAAAAGAGATAGGACATTCTGACAAAGCAATCAATCTTATATTCACTCCTAAAGGAAGAGAGAATAGAGATAAGTGGAAACAGATCGAAGAGTTGTATCCAGAAGCTGAATTTCATTTCTATGAAGATGAAGACAACTTAAATAGATTAATAGGAATATACATTCCTGTACTTAGACCATATGTTCTTTGGAAACATTTTAAGAAACATCCAGAACTAAGTGAGAAAGCAATCTTTTATTGTGATTCTGACATTCTATTTATGAAAGACTTTAATGTAGATCAGTTTTTAGAAGATGATATAAACTATCTATCAGACACAAATAGCTACATCAACGCTAAATATTTTGATAGTAAGATACATCAAGTATTACCAGAGAAACTAGAAGAGTATAAAGGTAGAGATGTTCTTGCAGAAATAGCAAGTGTTATTGGAATCAGTAGAGAGATAGCTGAAGCTAATAATGATCATTCAGGAGGAGCACAATATTTATTAAAGAATGTAGATGCTGATTTCTGGAGTAAGGTGATGAATGATTGTATTCTTATAAGAACCTATTTACAAAAGATAAATAGAGAATTCTTTAAAGATGAAAACTCAGGGTTTCAAAGTTGGTGTGCAGATATGTGGGCTGTCTTATGGAACATCTGGTTAAGAGATCAAGAGACAAAAGTGGTGAGAGAATTAGATTTTGCATGGGCAACAGATCCTATTGTAAAATTAGAGTCTCACACAATCTTTCATAACGCAGGAATAGTTTCTGAAACAGGAAATGGATACCCAGCTTTCTATAAAGGTAAATACCACATGGGAACTGATCCGACAAAAGATCCATATTTAGAAACTGTATTGAATGATGAGAATTCTAAAAAGTTTTGTACGTGGTTTTATGCCACTAAGCTAAACGAAATAAAAGAAAAATATAACTTACATTATTAATATGAAAGAATATAATGGTTTAGTAAATCTTGATTATCCAGATAAACCATATTGTGTTTATACAATGTATTCTGAAGATGAGATTGATAAAAATATTTATATAGGAGTTACTTCTGATTATAATCAAAGAGCATATAAACATTCTATAAATAGAACTTATAAAAGATATATAGATTTTCCATTATATATTTGGATGAATGATGTTATAGAAGAAAAGAAATTAAAGGTTATGTTTAAAGTTATTGAAAGTAACTTAACAGAAGAAGAAGCTTTTTTAAAAGAAAAACAATTAATTTCTAATTATAGTCAAAAAAATTATACTATATTAAATAGTACTGATGGTGGAAAAGGACCTACTGGAAGAACTCCTTGGAACAAAGGAAAAGTTAATGTGTATACAGATGAACATTTAAAAAAATTATCTGATTCACATTTAGGACAAGTTTCTGGAAATAAAGGCAAAAAACATAGCGATAAATCAAAACAAATCATATCTTTAAAAAGCAAAGAGAGAATAGAAAAAGGTTGGGTTAATCCTAGAAGAAAAAAAGTATATAAATATAATAAAGACAGAGTACTTTTAGTTACTTATTCTTGTTTACAAGAAGCAGGAACAAAAGAAAATGTATCACCTACAAGTATAGGTGAGTGGTGTAGACAACAAAAAAGACCTAGTAATAATTTTATATGGTCATATGTCAAATTAGTTTAATAATATTAACAAATAAAATTTAATAAAAATGAGTACAATTAATACAAGGCCTTTGAAAGCATTTGTTCGTTTTGAT